TATAGAAACTATAAAACTTCAACTTAAAATAATAGATGATAAAGGTACTTTCGAATCCGATGATGAAGTTGGCTTTTTCTTTGAAGAGTTAAAACAACTTGGAAACGAACTAAATAGTTTATTTGAACCTGAGGTTGATGATGACAGTAAAAAAGATAGTAAAGAAGAGAAAAAAGAAGAGCAAGATATATTTCGGCACACCAGTCCATGATGCAATTGTAAAATATAATAAGTCTGAAGATGTAAGACTTAGACATAAAATTTATACTGAAGAGATACATACAGCATTTTTAAAACTAGCTGAAAATATAATTAATACTTATAAGTTTACTTATTTTAGTTATGGGTTTAGAGATTTACAAGAAGAGGTTGTATCTAATCTTGTCATACAAATGCACAAGTTTGATCATACTAGAGGTAGTAAAGCCTTTAGTTATTTTTCAGTTATAGCAAAAAATTATCTTATCTTAAATAATAATGCTAATTATAAAAAATTAAAAATACATGATAATATAGATGTTCTTTGGGATGTAGGTGCAGATGATGACAAGATTGTGGGAAGTGTGGCTGTAGAAGTTTTTAAGAAAACTATAGTTTATTTTGAAGACAATTTAGATCATTTCTTTCCAAAGGAACAAGATAAACATATTGCCGAATCGATATTATATTTATGTAAAAATAAAGATAATATAGATAACTTTAATAAAAAAGCAATATATATAATGATTAGAGAAATGACAGATGTCAAGACTTCTAAAATAACGCAAATCACTAATACTTTTCGTAGAATATATCCTAAAATTTCACAAGAAATCTTGACAAAGGGTGATTTAAACAATTTAACATATACAGGTTCTTTAGTATAATAATCTTCTCATACTATATTTATTAATAGAATAGTATGGAAAACGATTTTAACATATTTGGTGACAAGAACTTCTCTGATTTATCTAAGGAGATATACGAGAATTCTAAATTAAAAAAGACTCAACTCGATCTTTTAATCCAAGAGGTACATAGTTACATTCAAGGAATAGAAGATATAGCAATTGTTGGTCCTGTCTTAAAGGAATTATTTGATGTAGCTGTAAAAAACGATGATAATCTTCTGAAGTTGGCTACTGTAATTCAAAGGATAATGAATAAACGAGTAGATGACGACAGTGATATTACTTTATTAAGTGATGCAGAAAAAGAAGAATTGATGAGTTCACTTGAAGATGCTGCTTCTGACTTACAAAAAAAATCCGATGATATTGATATGGACAAAATAAGAAAACGGATTGAACACTAATGGATAGATTCTATGATGAACTAGTAACAAAGGATGTTCGTTTTAATTTAGCATCAGTAGAAAGAGTTAATTTAAATAAAGGCGATGATCAAAATATTGAAGGTGACTCTTCACAGACAATAGTTATAAAACCTTTAAATACTGTTTTACCTACTATAAGAAAAGAATTACATGCAAGACCTATGTTAAGAGGCGTAAGCGATTCGATAACAAGAGGGGATTTGGTTTTATACACCATGTTAAAAAAGAAAGTATTTTATTTTGGTCCGTTAAATACAAAAAATAATCCCAACTTTTCACCAAATCACTATCATCATAAGGAGTTGGATAATAGAGGTCTTGGTAGTTCAAAAACTAAAAGTGATGTGGGATATGGTAAATTTTATCCAGCCATAACTATTCCAAAACTTGAAAAACAAAAAAATAATATTTTAGATGAGTTAGATTCTGAGTATGAAACATCTAAACATTCTGATATGGTTTTTGAAGGTAGACATGGAAATTCTATTAGAATAGGATCCAGAAGTATTTCACCTATACTAAATATAAGTAATAATAACATGTCTTCTATTGAAAGTTTAATACAAGGTTCGATTATTTCTATGATGGCGGTGGGTAGCATAATTCAACATTTTGATGCACCAGAAACTTCTACTCCATTTCTTTTATCTACTGATACTGATATAGAAGGTAGAGAAAACTATAAATTAAATTTAGGTAATATTGAATCGGAAAATACATTCGATTATAATTACGGTGCGATAACTGATAATGATGAAGACCAAACAGAATTTGATCAAATATTAATATGTTCTGATAGAATTACATTTGATGCTCGATCTGAACTTAAGGGGGATTTTACTGTATCTTCTAATGGTAATATAAATTTTGGAGCAAGAAAAAACTTTACTTTAAACAATGCTGGTTATTCAGTAATTAATTCTCCTAATATTTATTTAGGACTAGAATCACAAAATAAGACTGAACCCATTGTTTTAGGTGATGAATTAAGAAAATTTTTATTAGAAATGTTGACGATAATATTAGATTCTCGGGCTTTAGTACATGGAGTAAAAATACCATTAGTAGATAGAGATACAACAACTCCAATTATTAATAGAGTACAAAAAATGATTGATGAAATACAACCCAGAACTTATGCTGAAGATGAAGATGGTAACGAAGATATAACAAAACCATTAATTACTAATACTAGAAATGAAGTAACAAGATTTTTCAGCCAACATCATTTTGCTGAAAAGAATAGAGAAACAGTAACAACTTAGGAGTTAAAATGAAGGTTAATATATTTAAGAAGTTAATAAGAGATATTATAAGAGAAGAGTTAAATTTTAAATTTGCTGCACTGGAAAAAAAGATAAATGAAGTGTTAGTTAAAGCTAATGGTTATGATCTAAACGAAGTTAAGACGGTAAAACCTACCGCATCGTATACGGAAAGGGTGGTTGGATCTGCTCCCATTACTAATAATAAAGTTTTGAATTCATTACTTACAGAAACAGCAAAGTCTGAAGATTGGAAATCTCTTGATTCTGAACCAACGGTAAAATCAGTACAAGATAATACAAGTCAATTGCCAGACCATTTAGCAAATGCATTTACCAAAGATTACTCAAAGATAATGGAAAAGGTAGACGAGAAATCGAAGTTTAGAAATGGCTGAACCTAATTTTATATTAAAAAAAGGCATATATGAAGCTTTTTTAAAAAGCATGACATATATGCCAAGCATTGATGTTATCGATGATGAAGGTAAAATAATTGGTAACGAACATGGTGATCCAATTAAACCAACTGCAGATCAAAGTGTAAAGGATTTATCTAATATGTTAGGCGATTCAATTATAAAGTGGATTCATGCTCAAAAATTTACGGTGGTTGATTTGGAGATGTCACAGACGATATTCGGAACTCAAACAACACCTGCAGTTGTGGGAGCTCCTTCAGTTATTCCTAAATTCGATATTACTGTTAGTGCGAAGGATACCACTCAAGTATCACCCACTGGTGAAAATTTGAAAGGTGGTGGTAATCTTGAATCTATGAATAGTATCGTAGAACTTAAACCGAGTAATGCAACTGGAATAGAGGATGTATAATAATGGCTATACTTGATAAAAGTACAAATCAATTTATTGAAGATAAAGATACACGAGTAAGTGTTGGAATTGAGTTTCCATTCGGTTGGACGCCAAATAGTGTTGATGGGTATTTTAGTACAACCAAGACTACCATGGATAGTATAAAAAATAATATTAGGTTGCTTTTACAAACTGATATAGGCGAAAGAGTTTTCCAACCAACATTGGGGATGAATTTAAAACGATTTTTGTTTGACCAAATAACAGATGATATTACTATAGAGATTGAAAATAATATCGTAGATGTATTTGAAAAATGGATGCCTTTTGTTGAAATACGAGATATTACAATGACGAGATTAGATGATTTAAATCAAATTAATATAAAATTAATATTTAATATTAAGAGAGCGCCTAATATTTTAGAAACTGTCCAATTAACAATGGACACGAGTGATATAACTACTGGACGAAAAATTGGCGATTCACCCCCTGGAATTTCAGGGGAGGCCCCGAGCAGTAACTAGCTACAGAGGAAATATAAAATATGGCATATTCTGACAAACAAAAATTAATACCAACGAACATAAATTATGTTAATAAAGATTTTAGCACAATAAAATCCGATTTAATTGAATATACTAAGTCGTACTTCCCTAATACTTATAAAGATTTTAATGAGACATCACCTGGTATGATGTTAATTGAATTGACTAGTTATGTCGGTGATGTGTTAAGTTATTATATTGATTACAATTACAAAGAAAATATTTTAGCAACTGCTACCGAAAAAAGAAATGTGAGAAGGTTGGCGGAATTTATAGGATATAAAGCAGATAACAAAACTCCGTCGGTAGTTAATTTAAAAACAACAATTAATATACCAGCGGATGGTGATGGAAATCCTAATTATAATGTTATTGGAAGTCCAATTGATAGTGGTTTGCAAATTGCTTCAAATATTGATCCAGAAATACTATTTGAAACTTCAGAAATTATAGATTTTGCTATCAGCGGCTCTACTGATCCAAATCTTAGTACTCCCATACTAGATGATAATGGGGAGGCAACATCATATACCCTTACGAGAAATGTTAGAGCGGTATCTGGTAAAACTCAAACTAAATCATTTACTATAGTATCTCCAACTAAATTTTTAGAATTAGATTTAGGCGTTGATAATGTCATAGAAGTTTTAGAGTGTAAGGATTCTTCTGGACAGAAATGGCATCAAGTTGAATATTTAGCACAACAACGAATATTAAAAGGTACACATTATAATGAAACCGATTCTGGAAGGGAAAATGCTTATGACCAAGGTAATGCAGATGGATCAATATCAATACTACCTATACCATATGTAGCACAATATATTAGAACCAATAAAAAATTTATGGTTACTTATGATGTTGATATGGATTCATACAAAGTACAATTTGGAAATGGTTTATTTAGACATTCAAGTAGTGGTTCATTGGATGCTGAGGGTATCGTCGAACAACAAGGTATAACTATAAATGGTAGTGATTTTTCAACATCTTCACCTGTTGGATCTTTATTAGGTAATTCGAATAATTTAAATCTTGGTGAGATTCCAGCTAATACAATTATGACTATTAAATATAGAGTGGGTGGTGGCCAAGGTTCAAATATTCAAACTGGTGAATTAACAGATGTTGTAGTTTCACCGGATATAGGGACTGCTACTAATTTTTTAGTTACTAATGAATATGCAGGAGTGGGTGGTACTGATGGCCAAACTGTTGATGAAATTCGTAACAATGCTAGTGCATTTTTCACTACTCAATTGAGATGTGTTACTAAAGAAGATTATCAAGCTAGAATATTAAATTTACCAGCAAAATATGGTAATATTGCTAAATGTTATGTGGAGAGATTAGATTCAATAGATTCAAGTGCTCCTGTATTACTTATATCATTATTATCCTATAATCAAAATAAGAATTTAGTACAAACACCAAAATTAGTTTGTCAAAATGTAGCTATGTATTTAAATCAATATAGAATGAT